CCCGCCAGTACGGATGCTAACTTCATTTTTAAAGCGGTTCCAGTCGCGTATAAATTGCGCTTGCTCTGCCGGGGAGCCACTTGCGGCCACAGCCAGTAGTTCTTCGTGGTACTCGTTACTGCGACGAATACCCTCACGCCAGTTACGTACGATATTGGTATTTGCGGGACCGAGGCGGTTTTTAGACGGTACTGAACCAAGCAAGAACTGTACGTCCTTGTCGGAAGTCGAACCCTTTAAAAGCGACGCGCCGGAGGCAGTCAGCTTGTTGGAGATAACTTCCAGTTCTTGCATAGTAGAATTGTTAGGCGTTATGACGCCGGGCGCATAGTTGTTGAGGAAACCACCAGTGCCGTACTTATGATTAAGCCCCTCGAAGTTGTCGAGTAGTTGCTCAACTTCGGAGTTTTGCTCAATCTTAGCGGACACACCTCGACCGAATGGCGTTTGAAGTATCAAGTCACGCTTATGCAGTGCTGCTTCTTCCTTAGTAGCAGCGTTAGCGTCAATCTGCATTTGCGCGCGCTTTAGTTCCGCGCTATTATTGAGATTGGCCAGCCCGTATGAAGTCTCACGGTCGAAGCCAGCGCGCTTCATTTCATGCAGGAAGCGCTTGTCTTCCTTTCGCATATCGTACCCAAAGTTTTGCTCGTTCAGGCTACGGCTCTGCTGGTACTGCTGCTGATTGCTATTGTACGTATTACGCGCGTTAAGGGCACTTTCAGTACGCGCAGACCTATCGGCGGCAAACATGCCCATTTCGGCATCGTAGCCCTTTTCGGCCAAACGCTGTTTACGCTCGGTAGCGCTTTCGTTGAACTGGTCTTGCTGCCCAAGTCCCTTATCCAGCATAGTCTGCGCAGCCGCTGCTTCGTACTTGTTGCCGCGAAGCAGCATACGATACGCCTGCTGTAGGCGCTCCGACTGCGTAGCCGCTTCCGCTGTAGGCAGAGTAGGCTTTTCGAGCGGCGCGGGTACTTCAGGAAGTACAGGAGGCTGACCACCGTAAATATCAGAGGCGGAATTAGCAGGCGCTTCCTGCGCAGCTTGATCTTGCGGCTGACCGGGTTCAGCCCTGTTCATCTTTAAAGAAGTTGGATCAATACGCTTTCCGCTTGCGTCGCGTACAGTAAAGTGCAGGTGCGGCCCGGTGGCTCGCCCTGTCTGCCCCACTGCACCGATGACTTGGCCAGCTTGTACAGGATCGCCCTGCTTAACGCCTATTTCGGACAAATGCGCGTAGCCGGTTTTAGTACCGTCTTCATGGCGAACAATGATCGAGTTACCACCACCGTGGGCTTTGTCGAACCACGCCTGTACAACTACGCCGTTACCTGCTGCTTGTACAGGAGTACCAAGCGGCGCAGCCATATCGACACCGTTATGGAAAGTAGAAGCGCCCGCGATAGGCGCAGTACGCGGCCCGTACTTGCTAGTAACGTGGCCGCGCCCTGATAAAGGGTCGGTGAAAGGAGCTACCCCCTGTGGCCTAGGAGCCGCCATAGAGCGCGCTACAGGGGAGGGAGCCACCATCGACGGGGCAACCGTAGGCTGGAAGGCCGTAGGGGGCGCTACGGGGGCCGCTGGGGGCTGCTGGGGGCTTATGCCGGGGAGCGGCGGCGCAGCGCTGCCCATGGGGGCAGGGCGGAGCGCAGCCGAGTTGACCTGAATATCGCCGCCGTCACCGCCACCGGACAGCGCGCCAGCTATGCGTTGTGCCACATCCTGCGGTACATCAGCCTTGCGCGCCTCTAGTAGTCCTGCCTCGTCACGGTCGTACTTGCGCCGCTGCGCTTTGTCGATGAAGCCACCGGCAATACCAGACAACGCGCGGGCAATGCCGTCAGCTACGCCCCAACCGCCACCGGCAACGGGAGCGGTACTCGTATCCATAAGGGACAGAGCAATCTTAGTACGAGGGTCGTTCTGGTATGCCTGCGCAATTTCGGGCACACCCGGCGCGGTCCCGTTAGGGTTATACGGCGGTGTGCTGTAGGGGGGCGGCTGTCTGAAGTCTCGAAGGGCCATTAGTTGTAGACCTCCCTGTAGTCAACGTGCATGATACCGTTCCTCATTGCAACAGCGTGCGGACGTACTTTAAAGACTTCCTGCGCCATCACGCCAAACTGGGGAGCGCTAGAGCCTTTGTACTTAAACGAGTACGTGTTAATGCCATTAGGCATTGTACCAACGTACTTAATTTCATGCTTCACGTTAATATCGGAAGCGGCTATAGCGCCGCCAATTTTACCGACTGCGCCAAATATCCCGCCAAGGCCCGCTGCCTTATTGGCTTGCTGCGTTTTGTATATGTCCGCTTGCTGGTTGTAGTTGTTTGTGACTAGACCCGCATAGTCTGGTGCAGCCACGCCTACTTGAGCTACAGGCTGGAACGTCGGATTAGTGATTGAACCACTAGTACCTAGCAGATTTGCAATTTCCGTAACAGGTACTTCACGTTGCGCCAACGTCTCCGATACACCTTGCTGGTGCGCTTGGCCGGCCAGTGAAGCATTTGCGGCTTCCTGATTAAATGCCTGCGCTTGCGCAGTATTGTGAAGTGCAGCGTCAGAAGCCGCCTGATCGTGTTCTAGTGCTGCGGCCTCGTTAGCAAGTCTAGCAGCGTCTAGGGCCTGCTGCGTCTGCTGGTTTTGTGCCTCATTGTTCAATCTAGTAGTAGTAGCCGCATTGCCGAATATCTGCGCCTGCGCGGCATTACGGAACTGGCCCCGGTCGTTCGTCTCATTAACAATAGTATCACGCGCTGTCTTTGACAGACCAAATAGACGGGACTGCTCCGCCGCGCCTTGTGCCACGGAGTCCCGTGTTGCAGAGCCGTACGCATCCGTCTTCGCGCGGCTAAAATTATCCCACTCACGACGCCACGCGTCGGAGTTTTCTGTAATACCTTGCGCGGCCAAGCGGGCACGCATATCGGACTCTTGCTGTCCGTACTGGGGATCGAGACGAGAAGCGTACTGCTTGTACACCGAGTCTGCGTACTTCTGCGCGTCACCGCCAAAATCGTCGTACGCTGCTAGTTTAGGTGCGCCGCTGTAGTTCAAATCCGTCTGGATCGCGCTGCCTTCTTTACCCGTCATGCGCCCGATAGCGCCGCCGTTTTCGTAGCTACTTACGATATTTGGGTTGACGCCAGTACCATATTTCAGACCGGGGAGATTATCGCCAATGTGCGTAACCATTGGCGTAGTACCGCTAAAGTCAAGCGGTTTTGATATCGCCTCACTAGCATTACCAACTGCTGTGCCAGCAAGCGTTTTGATACCGCTGTCAATAGCGGCAAGCTTAGGGTCAAGTGTAGTAGTTTGCTGATACTGAGGAGTACCATCAGGATTAGTGCCAATCTGCGAATACGATACAGAGCCATTTGGCCCAACTTGATTGATACGATCAAGCTCGGCTTGGGTGATAGCTGCCGTTCTGTTTATATTTGCCTGCGCGTTCGCCGTTGCTACGGGATCGGGTGGCGTTGGTTGCGTACCGCCTTTGCTCATTCTGTCCCCACTATCCTAATCAGCGAGAAAACGGCAGTCTTGAGCCAAAAGGCCGTAAACAAGCGCGTCGATTTCGCCATCATATCCCCGCCTAATTCGGCCTTCAAGCTCAAATCCGGCATGCTCCAAAAATTTACGCGCTTTAGAGTTACGCTTACTTGTGAAGCATGTAACCCTTATACAATCGAGTTGCACAAATATGTAGTGAGCTAGCGCAGCCATTACGTGCGGTCGCCATGCAACGGGTGTTTCAGATACTACCGTCATTTCCACGTTGCGCATACGGAAATTGTTAAACAGCAATCCCGCAACTATATCGAGCTTTTCGTCCACTACCATCATAGCAGAGTACGTACCGGGCTGGAATTGTGCCCCTATAGCGTCGCCTACGTACTGACCAACCGCTTCGGTTAACTTTCCCGCTGGTCGGAGTATCATGTTAGTACAAGCCCAGTAGTTTTTTCCATTACAAGGCGGGTTGCGTACCACTTAAGGGACGAATTAAAAGTAGACGCGCGAAACCATATCGAAGCCGTATAGCCTAGTTTACCGTACGGGATACTTAGGTTTTGTGTAGCGCCTACACCCGCCCAACTTGTGATATCCCAATCGGATACATCCCACTGCGCACCGTCAGTATCGAGCGGTATAGGCGATAACGTAGGTAGTTCGTCTTTAAAGTTGACATTTAGCGCGGAAGCAATTGCGGGTTTGCCGTCTGCTTGTACTACAAAGATAGCAAAGTGGAAGTGCTTGTCCGCACTGCCCATGCCCTTGCTGTCATCAAAGGAGTTGTATGCTTGACGAGCATCGCATACAATCTCTTCGCCGTTATCCCGGTCGCCTTCATCAGCCAGTACTACGTTTCCACCTACAGTACCAAAGTAGAGACGCCTGCCTATAATGGCAAAAGTAAGTGCGTTCCAGCCAGTGAAGCGACACCAATTCCCTGTATCGGTATTCATGGCAAACTGTACGTAGTCATTGGCTTCGGAAGAGCCAGTAGCCACATTCACTACTAGCAAATTGACCCTTGGATAAGGTACGGCGCACCAACCATGCGTTGCGTAGTTTGTAGTATAGTCTGTAAAAGCGGTGCCTAGCTTTGAGGATATGTACTCAATATCCTTTCCGGCATCCCCACTGCTGCGTATCTCTGAAAAGGATAGTATGCCTTCATCGCAAATGATATACAGATCAGATCGAAAGTTAAACCATCCCTTACGCCCTATAGGTGGCGGAGAATAGTACCGACCCGCTAATGCCCATGTTGCAGCATTGGCCGGGTCAATGCCCGTGTATACTATATACTCTCCTTCGGAAGTCATAAACACAATGTAGTCGGAGGGGCCGTTGCCCGCGTCTTGCGAAAAGCTGGCTATACCGAGTAGATATCCGCCCCGACGGCAAACTTGCGATAGATCAAAATATGTTGCCGCGCCTTGTATGGCCCCCACTGCTAAGTAGTAGAAGCCAAGCTGATCCTTTTGCGCCAGATACAAACGGCCTTTAAAGGCATGTACACCGTGCAGTGTGTTAGCTAGCCCCGTCAACCCTGTTATTGTAAGATTTGCAAAAGTAGTACCGTCGTATGAAAACAGTACGTCAGCACCGCTAGCGCCGATTAGGTACTGCGCGCCCGCATTTGAAAACATGCAAGACGTTATTTTAGCCGAATTACGCCCGGTTGCCACCGTTGCGCCAGCCACACCCGTAAGAGTAGCGTCGTACACGTTAGCCCCGGCAAAGGCCAATAACTTGCTTGCGGACCCCCCTGCATACACTTCTAAGCTCTCAACCGCTGCGCCGCAGCCAGTAAAAAAGTTTAGCGAACCGCCCCGACTATCCAACGAAGTGTTACTTGGTACCCAATTATCTAGTAGAAACGCATCCGTAGGCGGCATATTAGCCAAACCATCGCGCCCATTTAAACCACCTACAGGCGCAGGTAGCGTTACAGGTATAGCTTTCCTAGCACGATTGGTTTTAAGAAGCTGCATCAACCGTACCCGTTATCTGGTATTGTAGGATCAACTAGATCGGAGCCACCGCGAAGCGCGATAGGGAGGGTGCCAAGCGCAAGAGCGTCCGCAAACATATCCTTTACAGCGATTTGGTACTTATTATAGTCTTCGCTGTAGTCTAGTCCGTTGGCGTGCTTCAAACGCCACTTAATGCCCATGCGAAGCAAACGCTCAGGCAATATACACGTATCCGTGTCAGCGGTGAAAATCTCACCTGTACTGGCGTCGATATGCACTACTGGCTTAGAAGTTATGTATTCGTACGGGATGGTTGTCACCACATCTGGCGTTGGCTTAACAACTAGGCGAAGCGGGTTCTTGAACAGACGAAAAGAATGGCCTGACCTATATCGCGTCTCGTTAGGATTGGCTCCATCGCCACTAGTAGTGGCTCCGCGTAGGGTGTCGTTGTCGGATGTGTACCAGACAGATCGGGGCACAATACGAAGCATATCGGCGGGGAGCGCGTAGTCGGGTGTCCCGTTTATTGTATCTATACTGGCCGGTACTTTTAGTATAGGCCAGTCTTTTTCGCACAACTCTTCAAGCGTAGCGTTAGCATGCTCCAGTAGCTGCCTAGGCATTACATCGCTGCTAGATGCCACGGTAACTACAGGGTCTAGCCCGATACCGTTGACAACCCGTTGGCAAATACTTAGCAGCGACATAGGTTACTCCTATTATATAATGGGTTCGGCGGTTTTCTTTGCCGGGGTAGACTTTGTGGCTGTAGCCGCCGGTACTAGAGCTTCTGCCTCTACAGAGGTATCTCTGACAGGGGAAGGGGCACCCGTTGCAGCCGTCAAGTCGATATTGTCAAGTGTCGGAGCAAAGGTGGAGGCCGGTTTAGTGCTATTTTTACCAGCCTCCATACTATCGAGACGAGCTACCAGATCGGCAATAAGCGCCTTGTCGGCGGCGGCATCTTCGCGTACCCGCTCAAGCTCGGCAGCAAGACCAGTAGCGTATGAAGCGTTAGACGCAGCTTCGATAAAAGCCTTTGCTTTAGTACGCCATGTACGGCCATCAGGGCCAACCAAGCCAAGGGCAGTATCGGGGATATTGGCCAGTGCTTCGACCGTAAAAATCTGGTTCGCACGCAGCGCCGCCGCCATCGAACGGGTGATTTCCGGCCATTCCTTTAAAGGTGTGCCAGTAAGCGAAGAGGCGACTTTTTCGGAGGACTCGAAATCTTCAACGAACTTTTTGTACTGCGCATAGTGTGAGCCGTACCTTGGTTCGGGGATACCAGCCTCCGCGCAAAAAGTGCGCTTGACCTCAAATACGGGGATTGAACTGTGCGAACCGGGGGAGATTACTTCGACGAGGATAACTTCATCAAATACTGCTCGACCTACGCGTTCGGAGTGAAACTTGTTCTGCATTGTATCGTAGTAGATACGAAGGGCAGAGCCGTCGTCGGACTTATACTGCGGATCGTTCTCGGACATTGCTTTGCCTTTCGTTAAAGAGAGCGGGTTAGCTACAGTTTATGTCGCTAACCCGCTATAGTTTACCACGGGAGAGGTGTCGTGGATTAGGTAATCTGACCCTGCTTGAACGGACGGTTGATAGTCGCGTAAGCCTTGCCAGCCGAAGGAGTGCCGACCGCCGTACTAATACGAGCATTCAAGATTTGGTCGCCCGGATCGGCGGTATTGCCGACCGATCCGGCTGTTGCGGTAGCCATCATAACGCCAGCGACAGTACCGCCGACAGCGTTGACGATTGCCACGCCACTAATCTGTGCCCAGCCAAAAGTACCAGCCACGTTAGCGCCCATTGCAAAGCCGACCGGACGACCGGCATTGCTTGAAGTAGCATTGGAGCCACGTACAGTAGCCTGTGCGCCGGGGGCCAGATCGTACTCTATCAAGTCGCCAGCAACAGTAGCCGCAACGCCGGGAAGATAAATAAATTCACCCTCCCCCTGTACATCGTCAAAAGCCTTGACAATAGTACCCACAGGAACGCGAGCTACTGCATCAACTACGGAAGGCTGAAAATCGGGAACGCCAAGCTGCGAGTTCCCTGCGGTTTTAAAAGCCATGTGAGTATTCCTTTAAAGCGTTTCGTTAGTAGGGGGCGCGGATCGCCCCCTACTTGTACAGTATTAGTCCTTGAGGACCGCCTGCATCATACCGCCCGAAAGCGTCATGTTGCCCGCCCAACCAAGCAACTGCACCATTGCATCTTGGTTAGTAGCAAAGCGCTGGCGCTCACCCAGCGCAACATAACGACGGCGCGGGTGATGGCGAAGGTACAGATAGTCCGTGTTGAGGAAGTACATATGGTTCGTCGGGCAACCGCCACCGATGCCGCCGTCGAACACAACGTCGGCGCTCTGGTACTTGAGGCTCTCAAAGCCCGCTTCGGCCATCTTCGATGACGTAAAGCGCTGCTGCGGCAGGAGAGACTCCCAATACAGACGGTAGTAGTTGTTATCCGCGAGGATAAGATCAGGCTTTTCTGAGCTACGGACGACGGAGAGCCAAGTACGGTTCATGTACGAAAGTACGTTAGCCGTAGTCATGGCGGCGCCAAAGTCAGTAGTAGCGTCAAACGCCTGATTGCGCCAGAATGACCAGTTTGCGCGGTTAATGTTGCCAACAGTACCGGTAGCAGGAGCGTCAGCTACAAGAAGCTGCAAACCGCCAATGGCCTTACCGGCAGCGGCTGTGCCGTCGCCATATACAGCCAGACCCATCTGGTTGCGCATGGAGCGTTCGGCATTTTCGATGCGCGAAGTAAGCAGGTCAATAAACTGCTCTTCGCCGCTGTTCATCAGTTCTTCCAGACCGGAAATACTGATAGCAACAGCGCACTGCTTCCAGTTGAACTCCGCCGCCGAGAAAACTTCCTGCGGCGAAATATTGATCGGATCGTAACCATTGTACCAACCGAAAGTTGCGTTCTCCGCAAATTCCAGTTCCTGCACAATAGTACGACCGCCATCGGCGGACTTTGCTTTGCCCTTGGCCTCGAAACGGTCGAGGCAAGCGTGCGACTTCGAGATATTATCCGCAAGGGCCTTCGAGCGGTTCTCGATAGTAGTAGTGATGATTTCCGAAAGATTAGGTACGGCCATGATAAATTCCTATATTAAGAGGCGGCTGCGATGGCTGCTCGTACAGTGTCGCGTACAGACTTATTGGTATCGCCGGTCTTGGTATTAGTATTTGCGGCAGGAACCCCCGGAGCTACACTAGCACCAGCGTTCCGCGCTCTAACAGCCTTTTCCTGACTTTCCTTAATACGGTTAGCGTCCTGCGCAGCGCTTTGGCTTGCGGTTAGCTGTGACCGAATTTCGGGAGTACCCCAGCACGCCATATCGTAAGCTTCTTGCATAAGCTCCCCGAAACTAAGTGCTGGTTTAGTAGCCCGTACAACTTCTATATACGGCAGAATACGGTCCCCCAAAGCGTCCATGTGCGGACGCAATAAAGTACCGTCAGAAGATACCTGCTTGGCAAAACTAATGACGCCATTAACAAGGGCGTTATGATTGGCCTGTTGCTGCGCAGTACTAAATCCTTCAAGCTGCCCTTTTACTGTGGACAGTTCATCTTGAAGTGCTTTGTACTGTGGGTCAACAGGTTCGTCATCCCATACCAATGCTTCTAGGTCAATTTGGTTTTGACTTGCGAAGTACTTCACGAACTCCTGCGGATCACGCGTTGCGAACTCCGACAGGGCAAGTAGCTGATTTAAAGCTTGCGCTTCCGTCATACCATTCAGCGCCCACGCCTCACGACGCGGAGCCAAAAGGCTATCTACTTGCTCTAGGCCCCTCGTACGGGCCTCACGCTCCGCCAAACTATCGAACGTACGTGCAACGCTAGTTTGCATTTCCGGTGGTAGTTTGGCAAATACTTCTTGCTCCTGCGGCGAAAGAAACGGCGGAGCGGAAATTACTTGTGCAGACGCTGCTGGTACTTCTGCACCCTTTGGTGCGAAAGTACCGTCGGGATTTCGACGCACGCCGTCTATTTGCGCAACGTCGGGGGTATCGGTTTCGCCCTTTAAAGCGCTTGAAATAGTATCGCGGAGATTTTTGGCCTTTACAGGCGGCTCCTGCGTGTCGGTTTGTACTTCTGACTCGACTTCACCGCGCTTCACAGGAAGCTTGTTAGTCTCAATATCAGTGAGATTGGCGGGTACGGTATCTTCGCCAGCCGCGTTAACGTCTAGCGTACCGTCTTCAATATCACTCATATCAAATTCAGCCATGGTACTAGCCCCTCGCTCTAAGTTGCTCAATGGCACGCTTTACGTCGTGTCCAGTGATATGGTTTGTAGGTTCCGGCCTAGGTGAACGCAAGCGCTCATTGCCTATTTCTACTAAATCGTGGCGGCGCATATGGTCACGATGTACGGAACGGCTACCGATATGGCTTCCGTCTACTACAGAAACGTATTCGCCAATATCGCGCACAATATAAGCAGTACTTTCGGGATAGCCCGACCAATCGCCGCCAAAGTCGGGATGAACGTAGTTGCGGCGGTCAGAGCCGACATAGGTGTAGAGCTTGGGGATCGACCGGGAGTGCCCACGCACGGAGACGTACGTTTTGCGGCCCGTGTGGCCTGCTGGGAACTCGTAGAGGTCAAAGTCGGTCGTCATGGTGCCTTACCCTTGGTAGCCCTTTAAATCGGCTCTCCAACGCTCGTCAAGAGCCTTCCTCTTCAATGCCCCCGCTTTCTTCCGCGTCCTGCTTGTTCTGTTCTGCCTCATGCTCCATTTGGTCGTACTGCAAACTGCGATTAGCTTCTGCTTCCTGTACTGTATGTTCGTGTTCGGCTTCCTGCATACCGGCTGCATGTTCCGCAACGCTTTCCGCTGTTTCCTGTGCATCGCGCGCAATGTCTACTTTTTCGTCCTCAGTACGGAGTTTTGCTTGATCTGTACTTACGCCAGCTTCCTTTACAGCTACTTCACGCTCCATCAGGGCCAATTCACGATCCTTGAGCGAAAGTTCTATCATTTTCTCGTCATGGCGGTTCTGCTCCGCTTGTGCCTTTAAAGCGAGTTCGGCTTGCGAGCGTGCGCTTTCCGCAGCAATTTTAGCCTGATCGGATTGCTGTCCCGCCTGTATCTTGGCTTGATCCGTCTGTGCTTTGATACCTGCAATATCCATAGCGGACTTGGCCTTCGCTTCCGCATCACCAGCGCCCGGAGGCGGAGTAGGCTGCTTGTTCTCCAATGCTTTCTGTACTTTCTCGAACTCTTCTTCAATGACCCTCGATGCTGGGAAAGTACGAATAGTAAACATAAGCATGGAGCCAAGCAACGGCCCTAGTTCTGGCATAGTAGTGAGAGCGGGCACAGCCTGCTGCAAGAAAGCTCCGGCAGCACCGAGGAAGTCCATACGGTCTTTACGCTCTTGCTCTTGATCGGCCAGTAGTGTGCTATCCGTCTCAATATCAATTTTAGCGCACCGCATTTTCTCATTTTTGAGAAGCTCGACCGATGCTTGGAAAGCTTTAAAGACTTCCATTGCAGCGGGGTCCGTCTGCAACTGTTCTGCCGAAGGTACGTCAATACCGCCGTACACCGCGAAAGTAGCGGGAGAACAATGCTCCGATATAACCTCTCCAACAAGAGAGATAGTATCGCGTGCAAAGCGCTGCACCTCTTTCTGCATTTTACGTAGACGGGCACCAGCCCAATTCTGCTTGATATTCTGCGCGCCTAGCGTTTCGGACGCCTTAGACTGCCCGCGAATAATATCAGAGAAGCCCGTAATTTCGTATATTTCGTTCTTACATATTTCGCGGGCTTGTATAGCCTGCATGAGTGTCGCAACTACAGCTTCAATAGGCACCCATTCGACTGAGCCTTTAATACCGCCATTTTGCGCAAAAGAAGTCCAGCCCTGCACGGCAATCATTTTATTACCGGCAGTAGGGTTAAGTAGATCGCGCAAGTTCTCCTGCGAGCCGTCGTATACGCCAGCTACGCGCAGCGCATCAGTCAAATACCGAATACGCTTTGTCAGGTTGTCAAGCTGCTTAGCCTGCGATTTGTACTGCGAAAACAGCGAACGCGGCACGAAAGTACGCGTGTTAGATACTGCGCGGAGGGGGCGAGGACACGGGAAAAACCCTTTCAGCCCAAGCGGGTCTGCTTTAAAGTCAAGCAGTGACGGGTAGTCGGCACTCCACCAAAAGGCGTGCTTGGAGCCTTTATCCCAGATTTCCCATACTTCCGCTGTTTCGTCTTCGTTGAGATTGTCGCGGCTCTGCGACTCTTTTGTCTTGTACGCGATAGCGTCGGCAATCTCCTTGCCAAAACGCTCCGTCATTGCGTCCTTATTCATCCAGCAACGGCGCGCAACCCAAGGGACAGTTTTCCAGCCGCGCGATACGCCGCAAAGCCAATCCTGCCAGTACACATGGTCAATCAGTACGTCTTCGTCAATTATTTCGTCGTACGTCTCGCCGGTTTCGGTTTTCTTGCTTTCAAAAGTAGGGTCGTACCGTACCCATACTTGCCCAAGGCCGGGAAGCAGTAAGTCCTCTACTATGTTCTCCAAAGTATCGTCAAAGTCTTCCTCTTCGACTACGTACTGCAAGCAGTTTTCAAGTAGCTGGCACGCAGTACGCGCAACCGGATTAGCTCGGTCCTTGTGGCGAAGCTGCACCTTAGCATTGGGCCGCTGCGCGTACAGGTTCGGCCTGATAGTTTCCGTGGACGAGTACAGTATGTTGTACTTATCTTCACTTAGGACAGTACCGCCACCTGCTTTCTGCATGCGGTACGTATCAATAGTAGTATCGCCTTCATCCCAGAAGGTCTTAAAGCGCTTAATGCCCTTTTCAATTTCCTTGCCCCAGTACTCGCGTGAACGCGGGGAAACTGGCGTCTTTTCGGCATTTTTGGGCATCAGTCAACTTCCTCTAAAGCGTCCCACAGGTCGTTCATAGTGGCGTTTTGTATCAGCTTCAAGCGGCTCTGAACAGGGGGCGCGGGCTTGGGTCTGCGCCATGGGCGAGACATAAAGCCGTACCGTAGCGCGTCCGGGGCATGGTCTTCGCCGTCTGTATCGCAATCCTCTGGATCATTTAGGTCGTGCTGTAGCGCGGGCAAAGTACGAATGATATGTACGCATGTACTGAATACGTACCACATCGGCGTGCCTACGCCGTAATTTACATCGGGGTCGCCATCTATCCCGCACAAGCGGTCGCGTACGATATCCCAGCCAGCTATACGGCTGTTATCGGCTTTACGGAAAAATATATTCTCTACCGCCATGCGCTCGGCATGCGATGGACCGCTATCCGATTTATACGCGGACGGGTCAATAGTACCATATGTAATCCTGTCGCCTTTTTCGGCGCGGGCTATCTCCTGCGCTACCCGTGTAGCGCTCCACCGTAGGCCGACGTTTGGAGTTCCATTCCACCCGTAAAGTTCTCTGTACGTGACGAGAGCGCCCGCTGGAATGTGGCCACCGTTCGGTAGGTCATATCCTTCACTGCACACGGCGTGCCAAAGAACAGAAAACGGGGTTGCCGACCCCCAATCCATACTACGGAACCTAAGCCAGTGATCGGGGATTTTAAATGGCTGTAGAACATGCTTTTGAGTACTAAATTCTGGAAAGTAAGCTCCGGTGATAACATTCCAGTCGCCTTCCAGCCACGCGCGTACAAGTTCGGGCGAGCCAATTTCACGCAAACGCGAAATATACCCCGGATCGTTGTCTAGCAGCTTTTTGTTGTCATATACCTTTGACGGTATGAACATTTTAGTAGTTACGAACCCGTCTTCGTCCGTGTTTTCGATAAGTTTAAAGCCATCGGGTGCTGGGTCAACAAAATACGCCTTAACCTCATGGTGGCCAACGCCGCCCGGATTAGCTGAACAGCGAATACGTTTAAAAGGCACACCGCTAGCACTGCGCAAGCAAGCTTTAAGTTTTTTATACGACTTGAGATTGGGCCAGTTAGTAAGTTCGTCCCAGCCGATCCACGTGTACTGGTGTCCTTGGTACTTGTCACAGTCCGCCTCCGACTCTACATGCCGCATCTTTAAAGTGGCTCCCGATGGGAACACAAATGTCTTGTCAGCAATCTTGTACACGGCCCCGTGAGGCTGGTATATCTCTTTTGCGCGTGTGATTAACTCTTCTAGTTCAGGATACGAACGCCGGAAGATAATACCACGCCACATGGAGCCTAGCTCAATGTCCTGTAGGAAGTCGCCTAGCAAGTAATCAGATTTACCGCCGCCACGCGCACCACCGAACATCAGTTCGCCAGCAAATTGAGCGGCTACAGCAAGAGATTGCGGCCCCGGCTGTGGCTCCCATAGCGGCGGGCCTCCACTATGCCCAATACCGGGGGACATATCATTCATCGGGCAGCTTGCTATGTATACGAGCGAGCCAATTATACTCCTCGGCTCCTTCCCCGCCATACACATTGTCGCCGTTACGACTTGTAATACGGGTTTTTAGATTGCCTTCTTCGTACAGCTTTTTACGCCGTTCAAAGCACTCTTGCTTGTTAGCGGGGCGTTTAAAGGTAGCCATAGTTCAATTTACTACTTTCGCTTCTCCGATACCATCCCCCTCTACCGGAATTTTGGCGTATTCCACTGTCGAGGTGAAGCACGCCGGACTACTAGTAGAGTGATCGTACCCGATGCACATTTGTACCAAATTCATCCACTTCATCAAGTCAGTATTTGGCACCCTATCTGGTACGCTGACATGGCGTTCGTGATCTTGGCACTTGCACTTATATGTAATTTTCATAGCTCGATACCCGCAAAAGGACTGACTTCTTCAAATACCGCCTCTTCAACCGCCACGGCGGGCTTGGCCAACTGCTTTACAGTCTGGTCCTTCATCTGCAACCACTGCTCGTAGTTATCGGCGCGCGGCATAACATTAGCTATATTGACAGTTACGTTTGTGCTGGCGCCGTCCGCGTCTTTGGCAAATTCAGGTACTTTTGCCTTTAAAAGCGTTGTCAGTAGGCTATCCGAGTAGGACGTTTTCCCCCCAACTACAATGCCTTTATAGTATACATCTTCCTGTACACCATGTACGGCTCGTTGTATAGCGGCGCTTACTAGCCCCTGTGTACCGACGCGCTCTGCTTCCTGTAGTTCCGCGTGTACTTTTTTGTCGTCGCGCCGCCACTGCTCGACAAATATAAGAGACACGCCGGTAGCCTTGCAAGCCGCCAGCATATCGCCGCAGTTAGCCTGTAAATGCTCTTTGAGCGAGGCAAGAGTTAGCTCGGTACGCACTTTAACGGATGCAAAAAGTACCAGTAGCGGTAGTAAGGTCCGCCCAGCAGCCCGCGCCAAAGTTCATCTTGAGCGGGTACACGCCACCAGCAGTCACCGGCATGGACGCCAGCGCAATTGACCCGCCCGCGTTAGTATTACGCAATTGCAGCGTACCCGTCACAGAACAGATAAATTGGTTCACGATGACCGACGCACCCGAAGTACCGACAACGCCAGAGGCGGCAAGCGCTACGGGGCTGTACCCTTCTTCAATGTTCATAGGAAGCTCCAAAAACGGCGGAAATTCGCCACGCGCGGGCGTTTGTGCGCGATCCCGCGCCACCTGTCAAGATAGGTTAAAGCCATCAGGAGCCGAGGCGGTACGTCACAAAAGTATTAGCCGCTGTCTTACGCGTGCGCCACCTAGAAGTTGTACTGATAGCAGTCGTCGCTAGACCTACTATAGTGTGTCCAGTACCCGCCAGTAGCGTTATTACACCCGTGGCAGACCCCAGATTGATAAGGTGCCAATCGAATGAGGTATTAACCGCTCCCGCGCCACCCAGCACACCAGCATTAGATAGCGTACCCGTCGGGAGCGTATAGCTCACCGCCGCCGCCGACGTACCAGTAATAATACCAGTTAGCAACTCTGCGATAGTTAGCGTAACCGCAGTAGTTTTAGCCGTGGGCGTCGGTTGGCTCCGGAATAAATTAGTATTAACTACTACGTTAGTCCCAGTTACCGCCGCTGGCGTAGTCGCGCCCACCGTTGCGCCATTCACAGTGCCGCCCGTTATAGCCACCGCGCTAGCCGCTTGCGTAGACATAGTACCCAAGCCTAGCAGTGTACTGACCTGCGCCGCCGACAGCGCAATAGGCACCGCCGCCCCACCCGTGTTGTTCCCTATAATAGAGTTCGCAGCTAAGTTAGCCATACGTGCGAGCGTCACATGCCCCGCGTCCACCGATGCACTTAAAGCAATCGCCGCCGAGCCGTCAAAAGCCACACCCGCCGCTGTAATACCGCCACCACTGATAGATATATTACGCGGTGTAGTAAGCGTAGCTACTGAAGTCTGGTCGCCGCTATTAGTGCCAGTCAGCCCTAGATCGGTCTTGAGCGTTGCCAGTGTCTGTACTTCTGGAATACCTACGCCAGCAGTCTTCCTGTAGAATACTGTGCCAGACGCAACATTAGCCTGTTTGCCAAGCGTGACTACGCCATTGTTAATAGTTATTACAGTGCCAGTGCCCGATACAGTTACGTCCCCGTACGCGCCATCTGCTAGGCCACCACTCCCCCCTCCGCTGATTTGTTTTACGGCTGTGCCGTTGTAGTAGTACGCTTTGTCTGTAGCACTGTCGATTATTATAGGAGAGCCTTCGCCGTTGTTGTTCTGAAATAGAGCGGCAGGCGGTACACCGTTGTTTGTATAAACCCAAATAGACATAGTGGGGCCTTTCGGTTGCTTTAAGCGGTTTGTGGCGTTGATGGTTTGGCCTGTCAAGTTCCTTTTGTGCGGGTGTGGGCCGTGGTCGATTACCTAAAGTAGTTTACTTGTAGGGCTGTGCGGAACTTTAGTACTAACTCTATTGTACAAAAATGAAAAATTTTGGTGTGCTGGTATCCTGTACAAGTACACCCCGCCCTGCCGATTGACCCGGTGGCGGGGTACATATCAAGTACAAAAGGGGAACAGACCAAGAACAAATCAATACTCGACCAAAACATTTAACATAATACATATTATCAATCAAGGCGAAGTACTTTAAAGTAGTTATGTAGAATTTCGAGTGAGAGCACGTAATCCACACTCATATCTCAAAGTATTCAAGTATAGCCAAGTAACCACAGCCTGCCCGGCGCTGTACTTATTTAAATGTATAGGTTGTTAATGTGCATCTGACTAACAACAGGTACATATAACTGTTTTCCGAAACATGTCCTTATATATGTACATATCTATCTATACTAAAAAACCCTATATATAAAAATATCGCTAAGTATAGAAACGCCTAGCGGACGGCTTATGGTGGCAGACTTACCCATGGATACCCCCTCGACCCCCAAAATGGCCAAACTGGAAACACCCACATTTGTAAGCCCTTGATTTTGCTGGCTTTTCGACCACTTATCCACATTTAACTGAATAGATTAAAATTTAAATCTAAGGTCCCTTTTATTTCCTCAATTCCAGACATATAGATAGTGCCCTTTTAGCGGAGTTAATCAAATGTCTACTAAATCACGTATAGTCATGCGTCCTTGGCTTACTAAAAAGTACTATGACTTATTGTTCCGGTCTACAGTACTACACATTGATATAGTTGCTTATCGGTCGGATAACTTTAAAGGCGCGTTCTTTGAGGTAACGGCGCGGCAAGCCGGGGAAACGGTATTAGCGCGGGATGTGTACACCCTGGACGGTCAAGCGGGGCTTGTGCTGTGCCCGCATGCAGTTGAACTAACGCAGCGGATTATTTGGACGCGTACAACACACCCAATTTTCCGGGTTGTACATAAGGCGCTAGTCCGCTTGGCGGCTGTGCCAGTGCCGGGTTTCGTCATTGTGCCACATTTCCATTATATCGGCGTGCCCGACTGTGACCCATGGCCACGGGGCATGGCTAACGGCTTCCGGTACAGCCGCAAGGCGGGAGCGATGGCGTCCGATGCACTCCCCGCGCCTAGCGCTTTTGATGCCTTTAAAGGTATCCTGTGACGCTGGGCGGATTAATCGCTTTTAGTATTTAATCCGCCCGGATTAATCGTGTACCAGATAGGTTAGAATGCGAAGATTGATACGCGCCTAGCCATACAGCCAAATTGTACTAGACGCGCTCTACGGGGCTTAAAACGGCTTCTAGGGCATAGTGTGGTTTGGCATGGTACTTGCAACGCATGCGGGCGCGTTCCCCTGTACGTTGTCGGCATTATTTACATTTGGGGGCTTGTAATCCGTTTAAAGCGGGCGTAGATACTAGGGCACGGGCAGTGTGCCCGCTTTGAAAGGACCACGGCAATGACAGTTATCTATGACACCCGCGAAGAATGGCTAAACGCGTTCATCGACGCCAGCCGCGCTCAATTCGATGCGGCGGACGCGCCTCTACCTTTGAATGTACGCGTTGCGGTCGGCTTCACTAGCAAAGGCGCGCGCGGCAATCGCATTGGTGAATGCTGGGGGCAGGAAGCAAGCGACGACGGCCATTTTGAGATATTCATTAAGCCGACACTGGTAGACGCTGCCCGCATTTGCGACGTTATGACGCATGAGCTTGTACATGCCGCCGTAGGGCTTGGCGCAGGCCACGGCCCTAGCTTCCGGCGCGTTGCACTGGCGCTTGGTCTGGAAGGCAAAATGACGGCTACCACGGCTAGCGCCAAGTGGTACGCATGGGCCTTGCCAATTATCGAAAGCCTAGGGCCTCTCCCCTACGCTGCCCTGCATGGCTCGATGAATACCGGACGCCCGAAACAGGCAACTAGCTTGCTCAAGGCGGAGTGCCCAGCTTGCGGGTTTCTTGCCCGTATCACCGCGAAGCATATCACGCCACATAGCCACCTCAATTGCCCAGTGCCCGATTGCATCGGCACACTTTTGACAGACCTCGACTAATCCAGTAAGCAACCGCCACCACGGCAAGCGAAAGGTAATGCAATGTCAGCCACGAACGAACGGATCGAGCGCCTAGTGCGCAAGGCAGCGGAAGCCAACCGCTCCGCGATACTGGCCCCGCGCAACATCGACCATCACGTGCGCGGGTACCTCGAAGAACTAGCCACGGCTTGCGGCGCTACTTATGCCAGTGCGCAGAGTGCAAGCGAACGTGACCTAATCGCGCTGTACGATACGGCGCGCAAGGCCCCGCAAAGCGCTATCGCGGTAGCGCGTACGCTGGGACGCAAGTATTCCGGCGCGTCCCCGGTTGCGAGTGACCCCGCCCCTAGCGTGCAAATGCAGGAGGTTAACGCCACCACCATAGAGCGCGCCCTTGGCTATCTCCCACCGTCATTGACCGAAGTGTTATCGGAACTGGGCGAGCGCTTTAAAGCGCAAGGGCGCGAAGCGGTACTTGCTCACAATACCCGGCTAGACAAGTTTGTTGGTTGCTTCGAGGAGGCGCTACCCGGCATGGTGGCGAGCGCTTTAAAGGCACTCACGCCCACAACCCTAGTAATCCAAAAGCCTAACTCCGCGCCAGAGCCTACCGGCGCGGTACATTTCCAGACCCCGCGCATTTTGCGTGCCTTGAACGCGCGCTTGAACGTCTACTTGAACGGCCCAGCCGGGAGCGGCAAAACGACTAGCGCGCAAGTATGCGCTAAGGCCCTTGGCGTCCCCCTGTACTGCACGGCCAAAGTAGAAAGCGAATATTTGCTCCTAGGCTTCCGCGACGCGCGCGGGGAGACAGTGCGGACGCAATTCCGCGAAGCCTATGAACATGGCGGGTTGTTCCTGTTTGACGAACTAGACGGCTCAAGCCCTAGCGCCATCGTGGCGCTCAATAGGGCACTGGCAAACAAGGTGTGCGCCTTCCCAGACGGCAACGTGCCGATGCACGCTGACTTCTACTGTCTGGCGGCTGGCAATACTGCACTGACTGGCGCAACCCGCGCTTATCAGGGGCGAAGCGCTCTTGACGGCGCGTCCATCGACCGTTTCTATTTTATCGACTTCCCGTACGATGAAGTACTGGAGCGCTCGCTCGCCACTAACGCCGGATGGTGCATGCACGTCCAAGCAATCCGCGCGGCTGTACGTGAACGGGGCTTGGAGGTCATTATATCGCCGCGCGCTACTTTCGACGGCTGCAAGGCGCTTGAAGCCGGGGAGACTTGGGAAGACGTAGAGCGCGCAACTTGCTTTAAAGGGCTTGATGATGCGACTGTGCAGCAACTTAAGGGTGCGCTTATTAATCCGCTTATTAGCAACAGGAGCGCGGCGTAATGCGTAGCAACGTAACCGGGCGCAAGGCGCAGTATTGGTTTGATAGCTTGTCGGAGCTTGGCCAGTACATCGTAGACACCAAGCCCACTTGGTCGATCAAGAGCAGCCGCAAGGTCGGTAGCAGCAAGTCATGGGACCTAGGCGCAAGCTATGATGATGCCGTGAACATGGCGCGCAATGGCTGGCTTGAAGGCGCAGCAAAGGCGCAGGAAGCTTTAAAGGCGTTCCAGCCTATGACACCCGCGCCCCTTACGCGTAATGACTTCTACGGTCACATGGCGCATGTTCCCCGTTTCTGTGCTGGCGCGCCAGACAGCATGATCAGGCACACGCCACAGCCGCGCGAAGGGTACGGCAAAGTAATAACCTTGGTTGTGCCTGTGAACGCCACAGCGGACGTTAGCGCGCAAGCCATGGCCAACTTTGGCTTAGGTGTGGCGCAGTATATCAACCAACTTGAGAACGACCGGGTACGCGTCGAAGTGATCGGCGCAATCGTTAGTGTGGTATCCGGCTGGCGCGTCTCCCATTGCTGGAAAGTGAAGGGCGCAGATCAGCCGCTAGACTTGGCCGTATTGGCTTTCACGATTGGGCACCCTGCCATGTTCAGACGGCTTGGCTTCGCACTACGTGAACGTTGCGCAGCCCCGCAAGACTGGGATTACGGCCAGTCGAAGCGCGCCACTGTGGCGGACGTTATCAATTGCCCGCTTAACGCCTTTGTATTGAATGGCATGACGGAAGCGGACAGGCACGCTAAGACCCCGGAGAGCGCGCTAGAGTACATAAGCGGGGAGATTGACACGGCAACACAGGAGCAAGGCAAATGAATACCAAGCAAACACAATGGGGCGTTTACTACTGGTCGGAGTTCTACAAAGCTTGGGTCGGCTATGTGGCCCCGACTCGGAACGCTAAGTTCATCAAGTACAACGCCAAGCACGTTGCGGAAGGCAGGGCAGAACGGCTCAAGCACGATCACCCGCGCGATACCTTTAAAGTAATGGAGGTTATGCCATGAAACAGTGCAAACACAATAGGTCAAACTCATGGTGGATGTATGACGCCAAGGGCATTGAAGTCGGGCGCGTATGCAGCAAGTGCGAGGCGCGCGTTAAGGTGCGCTATCGCCCGGAAGTAACTACCGACGCGAATTACGATCACTGCGAAGAACTAGAGGAGGGTTGACAACATGGGTTACTTTAAAGGGCGCAAGTACATAGTGTTGACGCAGAACGATAACGGCTCATTTGCGGTGGAACGGGGAGAGTTTGACAGCCCCGCCCCTGCTGGCACACTGGCCGGGGAACTGCACGCCATGGGTGAAGCGTACGTTATAGAAGAACGCGATTGGATTATGCGCAAGTACATAATCGAGAAGAGGCGCGCTAAAGTAACGCGTTCGGCAAGCCATAAAAGGAAGATGAAATGAGAGCTACTTTAAAGCAACTCGCCCAGTTCTGTGTGGTGTACGACTGCACGGCGGAGATAGACGGAGACAAGATGATCGCGCGCGTTAGCTGCGCAATTACTGGCCAATGCATAGGTGCTATATGGCTCAAGTAGGAACTAGGCCCATGCTAGCAGAAGAGGCGCATTATATGGGGGAGCCTTGCTGGCATGCTGTGCAGTACTACGAACGCTTGCGAAGCCAACGGCTGCTGCGCCAAATATACAATCCTCGCAGGCCACGGTTGCCCCTGTGAGATAAGTACTTTAAAGCAACCACAACAAAGGGAATACGGCAATGGATACTAAGGAAAGAGAAGCATTTGTACGCGGTTTCGTCGAAGCCGGTATGCGGCGAGCGGATATAAGCACGATACTCGATATGACTGCTAAAGTGGGTGATGAATTAGAACGCTTGATACTGAACGCAACAAAGGCGCTTGGCTGCGTAATGGGTCCCGACGCGCAGAGTAGCGGCGCGGTGTTCATTGCGCAGTACTTAGCGGCTAAGCTGGAGCTAAGCACCAGTGCGGTTATACAGCACATGGCGTCAATAGGCGAAGTCCGTGTATGCCGAGGCCTGGGCTACGACGACTCCAACAAATACGACGACTCCAATAGTAGCTTTAAAGGGCACTGATGTACAGCCCCTGCATCGGTTGTCGGCGCAGCGAGTGCCGGGACGGGACGAGGCGCACAGATTGCCTTGCCCCGTACCCGCGCTTGCGCGCTATCAGTAACAGCCCTAATGGGTTCAAGTACGTAGTCAGTACTATAGGTTGGTCTGAATACGAAGTGGCTTTCTATAATAGGCAAGTAGAAGATATACACCACCCCCGCCTACCCGATATACTTTAAAGGAGTTGTAGCCATGACACCTGACGAACGTATAAAAGAAGCTGTGATAGACGCGGTAAACGAAGTTGACGTAATGGTACGGCTGCAAGCCGTGCGCCCTGTTACAAGCGTTGTGCTTAAGGATATGGTGTCGCTTGCAGTAACCCGCGCAATGCGCATTGTGCTTGAAGAGGTAGCACCGAAGCCCCCGCCTATAACGCCCGATGACCTCCCGCCCCTGTCCTACGGGTGCCCTTTAAAGTCGTCAGTTTGGGGATCAGACGAATACAAGTGCCCTGATTGCGGTATGCAGTGGGCACTTGATGAAGACCGCCCCGCCTGCCCCAATAAACTAAGGGTAAAGTAATGGGCATACTCGCAGTGTTACTTATCCTATTGGCCTTCGCCTACATCATAGGCGATATGTAAGGAGTACTTTAAAGTGACCCCACTATTAACCGCCGATGATATCGTGCAAAGCTTCAACATAGCAGTAGAGCGCAAGTACTGGAAGGCCCGCTTAGGCAGTGCTGCCAAGGTGCCAACTGTGCATTTTAATAGCGTCTCAAGTATGGTGCAGCTTGTGTACTACCCGGAGAACCAGCGCTTCGCGATCACCTTTAGCAAGGTATCGTGTGCGTTTGGGGATTTCATGGCCAGCACATACAGCGCCCTGTCGCAGATACTAACCGCGCTTAAGGCATGCGGGCATGAGGTCGCCGCGCCCCTTGACGACCTCGACGGCTGGCTGCGCATCGAATTTTGCGCCGCTACCAAGCAAGCCTATGTGAGCTTGGCCAAGCTGGATGACGACTGGCTTGAGTACTCGGAGCCTACCTTTAAAGAGCCTCAAATAATTTTATAGTGTTTGCATTTTGGGGTTGACGTACTGAAACGCCGCCCCCATAAAGGCCAAGTCAATACGACACAAGACAACCACGGAAAAGGAATTGCACATGACCGAAGTTACTACCGAAGCTCCCGCCGTGGCCGTTGCTGACACTGTTTTGGTGTTCGAGCTTCCCGGCATTACTGGCCAGCACTCGTTCGATTGCGCAACGATTCCGGCCAACGTCCGCCTCGACTTCCTCAAGGACAAGGTGCGCGGGTACTTCCAGAACCGGGTGAACGCCACCGCCATGCGGCACGCCAAGGATGCTACCGTCGCGGCTTGGCACGCATACGACGAAGCCAGCAAGGCTGATCCGCTGCAAACCGCAGTCCCCAAGCCGGAAGGCGAACGCCCAGCCGCCGCCGATCTGGCAGGTACTCTCTCCAAGGCCATGACTGATCTGGTCGCTGGCAACGTCCGCAAAATGGGCACTGGCGAGAAGAAGCCCCGCGAGCGTGCCGACCCGCTTATCAAGGCGGTTACTAGCGCAGTTGTGCGCGAAGTATTCGAGAGCGGCAAGGCGGCTAACCCGAAGTTCACGTACTTGGAAGCTTCCAAGCAGGTGGGCAAGGATGGCGTGGCGTACCTCAATGCCATGATCGAGAAGCGCGTTGCCGAAGGTGTGGATCGTACCGCACTGGAAAAAATGCGCGACACGAAGTACATCAATCCGGCCAAGATTATGCTTGGCCAGACAGTTGGTAAGGCGATCAGCGAGTTGCCTTCCATCCTTGGCCTGTAACACCCCTCCCCTTATAGGCTAAGGCGACGAAGGGCCAAGTACTTTAAAGGTACTTGGCCCTTTTGTTGTATGCAGGGGACGTATTTGGAGTTTGTAGCTATGGCGCACTATAAACCAAAGAATACCTTTAAAGGCAATCACGCTAAGCCCTGCCTCACGCATGACTGTGGCCAGTACACGAAAGACCCGACCGGCCACTGCCACAAGCACAGAGAGCGGAAGGCACGCCAGCGCCACCGATAGGGGTTGACAGGTCCCGGCCCGCCCGCCATAGGGGGCCTGCCTGTTCCATTGCCGTGGAGCATCAACCCCGGAAGGGCGGTAGGTCACAAGCCTGCCGCCCTTCTTCGTTGCTGTAGGCCCCGTTTCTGGCCGCTGTGGACAGGATTAGAAGGCGCTTGACAGCCTCCTCCCATGGGGGCTAAGCAATCCCCGGCACGCTGGCCTCTGGCTAGTGATTTAGGGTTGATGGCGGGGGCTAGTGCAGCAGCACGATTACACCGAGATAGAGCAAGCGCTGGCTGCATTTATGCGGCCCGGTGATGTGTTTGAGGTGCGCCTGATACACTCGGGACGCAAGCGGATCGACGCCGGATACTTTGACCACCCCGCGCACGCTGCAACCGCTATCTGTGGCCTGCAAGAGAGCTACCAAGGCATATACTTCACGCCAAACCCGGTAGCGCCCGACTTGGCCGCGCGTGCGTACAACCGTATAAACCCTTGGGCGCAGCTAACCACACAAGACCCGGATATACTAGAGCGCCGCTGGCTGCTTATCGACATTGACCCGATACGCCCGACCGGAATTAGCTCGACAGACGCCGAACTAGACAACGCCTTTAAAGTAGCTCGCAGGTTGAGCAACATGCTTGAGCTTGAAGGCTGGCCGCGTCCCCTTATCGGCGCTTCCGGTAATGGATGCCACCTAGAGTACGCGATACAAGAGCCGAACACCGAGTTTGTACGCGATGAAATATCTAAGTTACTCAAGTGCCTAAACGCACGCTTTAAAGGTGATGGCTGTGAGATAGACACAACCGTGTTTAACGCCGCCCGCATTTGGCGCATACCCGGCACATGGGCACGCAAGGGCGACAGTACAGCGACAAGACCGCATCGCAAGTCGCATGTGATAAGCAAGCCAGACGAGCTAGTACCCGTGCTCATAGGCACGATAGCCAAGTTTAATGCCAAGTACGAGAGCATGTTGCCAGCGCCTGCCAAAGCCGGTGCCGCTAAGAACAAAGCCGAGTACCCGGACGACGAGCGCAAGTACCGTGGCCTAAACGAACAAGCCATGAACCGGCTTAAGGAATGGGTGCCAATCCTGTTCCCCGCCGCCCGTGAGTACAAACAAGGCTATAGAGTATCAAGTGACGAACTAGGATTGTCATTTGAGGAAGACCTTACGATACATCCTTGGCCACTTGGCATTAAGTACTTTGGTATAGCCGATCAAGGGGATTATACGGAAGGGCGCAGGACCCCGGTAGCACTGGTAGCTGAACTTCTATACAACGGCGACAAGGAGCTAGCTGCCCGCAAATTGTCGGATATACTTAAGGCACCGTTAACCGAGTTCGATGCCCTGCCCCCTCCGGTACAAGCTTTAAAGCTACCCGGTGCCGAGCCTGCCCAAGCACTCTACGATTTCAGCCGAGTACCTAGCATAGCCGATCTACAGAAACGTACGTTTAAGCCGATCAAGTGGGTAATACCAGATGTACTACCTGTAGGCGCGATATTGCTAGCAGCCCGCCCTAAAATGCGCAAAACCTTCCTCGCATTGCAACTCTCTATAGCGATAACAGCAGGGCGCAAGTTCCTTAATTGGCAATGCGAGCAAGGCGACGTATTGTTTTTGGGCCTAGAGGACAACGAGAGGCGGCTACGCTCCCGTATCAAGCTTCTACAGAGCCTCGATCTTAACCCGCCCGATTTATCAGGCTTCCGCTACTGGACAGGTGGCGTTGATATCAACCCGGCAGGGCAACAGTTCATAAGCAACCCGGAAGAGGCGGCGCGTACGCTGGCTGCATTTCCCAAAGGCCAAGCCGGGGTAGATGCTTTAAATACATACATGGATATGTACCCTAAGACACGAATGATTGTAGTTGATACGCTAGCCCGTTGGCGCGATACGTCTACTAACCGAGACATATACCAGCGCGACTACGATCAGATGATGCCGCTGACACAGTTTGCCAATGACAGGCAAGTATTAGTTTTAGTAGTACACCACGAAAAGAAGGGGTTGGCCAGTGCAGACACAGGTGATTTCATGGAGGACGTATCCGGCTCAAGCGGGATTACAGGTGCGGTTGACGGCGTTATGTCCATCAAGGGTAAGCGCGGTACTACCGACGAAAATGAGGCACGCAAGTTGCTGCTATCGGGCCGGGATATCCCCCGCGATTTTGACGTTGATATAGCATTTGACGCACAACGGGGCGGCTGGCTTACTGCCGCGCGTCAAGATGTACAGGAAGCAATTAAAGCGCTTCTTGGTCATCACCCGTACCTGAACCAGCAGGAGCTAGCTGCCCTGCTCCCCAACACTTCACGGTCGAGGATTTCCCAAGTACTTACTCAACTCAAGTTTGACGGGTTGGTAGTACAGAATAGATTTGGGTACTCGCTGGCGAAGATATAACCACAACCACGGAGTAAATATAATGACTGGTATTCTTGAAACTATGAAGGCGCAGCTTGACGGCGCGCTCGCCGATATTGCAGCGATCAAGGCGGCTATGGCTGGCGCTACGCCTGCCCCCGCACCGGCTGCGGACCCGTTCGGCGGCTTTGGCGCTACCCCGGCTCCTACCCTTGCACCGGCGAACGTCACGGCGGAAATGATTACCGGGCTTATCATGCCGCATACTGACAACGAAGCTATCAAGGCGCAGTTGTCGGCGCACATGAAGGCAATGGGGATCAATGCGCTGGGCGAGACGCAGCCGCACCAGTACGGCGAGTTGTACCAGCGCTTCCAGAGCGTAATTGCCGCTGCGGCACCCGCCGCCGCTGCCCCGCTGTCTATCATTTGATAGGTTTGCCCTAGAGCCGGGGTCTAGTACGTGAATAGGCGAGTTTAAAGACGTACTACCGCCACTAGCACTAGAACAGGAGTACTTTAAATGAATTTTTCAGACGCTCTAGCTGCCCTTAAAAACGGCAGCACCCTCGCACGCGAAGGCTGGAACGCCAAAAACCAGTATATTTATCTGGTCCCGGCTGGACGCTATAAGGTCAGCACCCCTACTGGCGCAGCGATTGCCGAGAAACAGGACGATAACCTTGTCCCCTATCAGGCGTACGTTGCAATTAAGACCGTACAGGGTACTGTAGTACCTTGGTTCGTTTTCCAGTCAGACCTTCTGGCAAAAGACTGGATTGAATACACGCTAGGCGATCCAGTCGAAGGCTTCGAGGAAGAAGAAGCTCCCGAACCCGCCACGGACGCGGAGTAAGTACCATGACAGTCACCGCCCAAGCAGCGCACGCAAAACACCGCGCCCCTAGCGCCGCTAAGCGGTGGCTGTCATGCCCCTATACGGCTGTACTTATAGCCCTGTACCCAAGCATGGAAACGGAACAGTCTTTAAAGGGCGACTTCTGGCACGAAGTCATGGAAGACACTATACGTTTTAACTGCATACCAAAGTACGCGGACCCAGACGTAGAAGAGGCAATGCAAGACTTGCTGGCCTACGTGCGCCGCCGTTGCTCCGAAATGAAGGGGCCTGTACATATCTATGTCGAAGAGCGAGTAGATATACCAGAGACGGGCGAGTTTGGCACCGTCGATATTATTCTTGTTGGCGCGAACGAAATCGAGATTATCGACGAGAAATCTGGTTACGTTCCAGTATCCGAAAAGATGAACGCGCAAATGCTTACGTACTTGTGCGGAGTAGTTGAGCTTTACGGGAGACGCGGTAAATATAGGCTAACTATCCACCAGCCTAACTACGACCACATAGACGGACCTATTCGTTCGTTTGACTGCACGGACGAAGAGCTTGACTGGCACCGTCAAGAGATTAAGTACTCAATGAATAACCCTGATGAAGTGAAAGCGGGAAAGCACTGCAAGGATACGTACTGCCCTCACCGGGGATCGTGCAGCGTATTTGCGGAGTACGTCAAGAACGACCTTTCGCTTGGCTGGCATACTAGTGAGTTGGTGTCAATGTCCGACGAGGATTTGAGTACCGCGCTAGACGCCGCTGACGAGCTTAGTGGGTGGCGCAACAGCCTCCGAGCGGAAGCTTTAAAGCGCATTATGAATATGGATCGGAAGATACATGGGTACAAAGTTGTCAAGGGCCGCAAGCAGCGCGCTATACATGATCCCCTACGGCTCGTCCTATCCATACGTAACACGCTGGGCATTGAATGGCTACTCGGCCTGTTTAGTGATCTTGAATGGATACCTGATGCTGAAAGTGTACTTGCACTGGCAACGTCTGACAACGGAGTACCCGATGCGCTACTAAAGCAACTTGGTACGGCCAAACAAGTAGAAGATTTGTGCAAGAAGTATGCGCAAGTAAATGGCCTGCCGCGTGGAGGGTGGAAAGGAGTATACGAGAATGTAGCAGGACCGTATATACGCGAAACGCACAGTGGCCTTACACTCGAAAAGGCTATTGATGGCCGACCAGCTCACAAGCGGGGTAGTGAGTTCGGACCTATCGCCAACCCCGGAACAGTAAGTATAATTTAATAAAAGGAATAGAAGCCATGAATTTATATGCAGCCTACGGCGGCAAGCCGATTTGGAATGAGTTTATCACGCCGGTTGGCAAGCTTATACATTGCTACCATGATAAGCCACAGTTGGAAACCAACGAGAAAACTAAGACGCCGATACTGGACGAGAACGGCATCCAAAAGGCGCAGTTCAAGGTTAGCCTTATGTGGCCCAAGTCGTTCTACGACACTCAGCTTATCCCGCTGCGTACTATGGCCGCGCTAACACGGGATCAGGCTTGGGGGGAGACTGCTGCATATGATACTTGGTTCCGACTTGAGCCATTTCTACGCGATGGTGACAACCCCGAACACAACACAAACAAGAAAGAATACTTGTTTGGCCACCACTACCTTAACTTTAAAGCGAAGGCAGTGCCACAAAAACAACCCGATGGTCGTATTGTGTATACCGGCGCACCACAGGTGATCGGGCCGTACAACGAAGATTTGCTCCCAACGGATATTTGGGCAGGCTGCGAAGCCCGCGTTTCGGGTATCATGTTTGGCACCGAATATAGCGGCAAAAAGTTCATTAGCGTGCGCTTGAACAACATTCAAAAAGCGCGTGATGGGGAACGTATTGGCGGTGGCGAGCGTAAGGACGCCCGTAGCCAGTTCGACCCGCTGGCGGAAGGCCCGGCACCCGGCACGCCGTCCGGAGCGACTAACGCATTTGCGCAGTTCGGGAATATACTGGGAGGCGCACCCGCCCGCAACATACTTTAAAGCTCCCGTTGCCGGGGTTAGATGGCATGACAGCACGGAAAGACGGCGCCCACACTAACGGAGTACGTACTATGGATGATGAAGCTTTTAAAGCAGCGACCGCCGGTCTGACCGAGCAGCGTGATATCAACCTTCGCCAAGTTGCGAACGGTTTTGTATTGCAGAGCACTTCGCGTTACATTCAGCCTAATACTGGCGCCATTATGGTTAGCCGTTCGGTTGAAGCCGTGGCTGCAAGTGCAGACGAAGCTGCGCGTCAGGTGACGAGTTTTCTCACTACTGGCGCGTTCGCGTAACACTAGGGGGCAGTACTGTGGAGCCGTTGCGGACACATATAGACTTTGAGACGCGTAGCTTAATCGACTTAATTAAGTTAGGCGAGCATGCGTACGCGCGTCACTGGTCTACGTCTCCGCTAATGATTACTGTCGGTACTGCCCCCAAAGGTGTAAAGCCTGTATTCGAGCTAATAGACTTTTTCGGGAATAGTAGCTATGTGCGATCGGTCTACCCCAATAATCCGCAACCGAAATGGCAAATCTTTAAGCTCCCTTGCCCGCCTAGTATCCTTGCTGCGGTGGCCCGAGGCGATACATTCGTTGCGCATAACGCCCGATTTGAACAAGCAGTATACTACTATATCTGTCACCTTAAATGGGGGTGGCCGCTACCTGTACGTTGGTCGTGTACTGCCGCAAGAGCAAGATATTATGGAATTAGGGCGGCTCTTGCAGGTACGGCCTCCGATCTTGAAGTTATTCATCAGAAAGATGAACGGGGTAAAGAGTTCATAAACACCTTTTGCAAACCGAGAAAGTACCATGGTAAAAAAGCAGATGGCATTGTCAAAGTCCTATGGGCAGAACCGAGCGAGCTACCAGAAGAATACGCAATCGGTAAAGCGTACTGTATATCGGATGGCGAAGCCGAAGCTGACGTTGATGCAGTACTACCCGATCTACCGGAGTTTGAACAAGCGGCATGGGAATGGGATTTTAATATCAACATTCGCGGAGTTCCGATTGACATTCCTAGCGTGGCCTCTGCAATTCAGTTCTCTGATGTATTTACGGCGGAAGCCGTTGCGCGCTTCGAGGCGATTACGGCGCTCCGTCCGACGCAGCGTGATCGAGTTTTAGAGTATTTACAACAGCGTGAAGAAATATCCGAGTTGGGTGACTTACGCAGCAAGACTTTAAAGCGGCTGATTGCCGCCGACTTCCCGCCCGATCTACAGGACGTTATTAGTATTAGGCTCGACTGCTCTTTGGCTTCTACCAAAAAGCTCGCCACTATGATACGTACTACAGATGACGATGGAATGGCACGCGGTATCCACTTGTACGGCGGCGCGCATACTATGCGATGGAGCGCCAAGCGCATCCAGACGCAGAACATGAAGCGCGGCGACAGGGACGTACAGGCGGGCTTCTTTGATTTCATGGCCCACCCGACTTGGAGCGCCCCCCGCATGGGCCACAATGGCGGTCCTAGCCTCCTAGAGCCGCCCCCCGAGCCTGCTTGGCTAGAACCGGCCCGCTGGCGCTTCATGCGCCCCCTGCACGCCTTGAGCCTGTCCATGAGGGGCTTTGTGAAGGCACCCGAGGGCAAGAAGTTCGTCGCCGCTGACTTCGCGCAGATCGAGGCGCGCGTGCTGGCGTGGCTGGCCAGAGCCGACCGGAAGCTAGACGCGTTCCGCAACAAGAGAGACTTGTACGTACAGTTCGCCGGGGTCATGTATAAGCGCGAATACGAAGAGTACTTCGAGATAGTAGACGGCAAACGCAAGGTGCAGGCCCGATACGCTTTTGAGCGCCAAGTTGCCAAGTCGGCTGAACTGGGTTGCGGATTTGGCCTAGGCGGTCCTAAGTTTCAGGAGTACTGCGATAACTCCGATATTATCATCGACCTTGATACTGCTAAGAACACTGTAAACGTGTGGCGTGAAGACAATCCAGAAATCGTAGCACTGTGGAGCCGTGTAGAGGCAGCAGCTATACTAGCAGCTAGCAACCACGGTTCGGTATATGAGATTGGTGGTACTGACGTTAAGTTCTATACGTGGCATATCGACGAAGAGCGTTATTGGCTCGTATGCGAGCTACCTAGCGGACGGTGCATACACTACTATAGACCCAAAGTGCAGCTTACGGTTAGGTGGGGCCGCGCCAAAGAACAGCTTACGTTCCGTAAAGAGTGGAACGGCAAGTCGTATAGGGAGAGTACTTATGGCGGGAAGCTTGTGGAGAATATCGTGCAGGCTATTGCTCGGGATATTATGGTTGTTGGTGGGCTACGTGCAGAAAAAGCTGGTTATCCTGCTATTATGCTTGTTCACGATGAAGTTGTTACTTTGGTGGACGATGCCTTCGGAAGCCACAGTGAGCTATGTAGTTTGCTATGTAGTCAGGAACCTTGGGTTACAGATTTGCCTGTAGAGGCAGAAGGCGCAACAATGTACAGGTACGGTAAGTAGGGGGTTGAAATGACTATACTAAAAGAGACTAAGAGCGGGAACGTCTTAGCAGTCGATATAACCGATATAGCGTGGTACGGAACTAGCGCGGATAAGCACGCACTTGCGGATGCCTTTAAAGGACGTATGCGGGTAAAGAAATGCTCGTCGCTGCTGGTATACGTAGTGCCCGATTTTGTATTCCCTATGTGCGAGAACACAAAGCGGCACGTTGTATTCAGCTATACTGATCCCGTGGCATGCGACGAAACCTTTAAAGTAGACGCACTGTTTACCTGCACCATTCGCGCGGAAGAGTACATTAGCGCCAGCGAGCAAATACGAATGAAGCTTGTACGCGATGCCAGAGACGTAGTTAATAAGAAAGCCCGTGGTGTAGCGGGCAAGTACGTAATACAGTTGTCTGACGGTACTAATACTACCATACTAGAGAGAGGAAGAGTGTGATGCAGTACTTTGTAGATTGTGAATTTGATGGCTTTCACGGCGCGCTTATCAGCATGGCTGTTATGCGCGAAGACGGCGAGAGTGTGTACATGATATTCCAGAGCAGCGCTACTGATCCTTGGGTACGCGACAACGTACTCCCTGTATTGCACGACTGTCCTAAAAAGCCTCAATTCTGTACGAAAGCTAAAGCGGCGCAACTTATTGAGAGCATTATAGGGGGTGATAGTGATCCCGTATTCGTCACGGACTGGACAGCCGATGTACGTTATTTGTGCGACTTGATGGAGTATGCACCGGGGCAAATGATTGACACAGTGCCTATATTGCAGTTCGTTATCGTGCGTACTGACGCGTACCCAAGTGAAATTGAAGATGCCGTACAGCATAACGCATGGTGGGACGCCAGAGCGCTTGCGTATAAGTGCGGAAATACGCGTACGTCGGAGCTAGTGCAATGAAAGAACTTCCTGTAGAAGAGCGCTTGAAGACCAAGTTAGAGGCAATTGGCTTTAAAGTACTCAAGCTAGTAACACCCGGCAACACCGGAGCCATGGATAGGCTTATACTGCGCCCTAAGTGGTCGCCGGGGGCACCGTATGCATGTGAAGTGAAGCGACCGGGTAAAGAGCCAACGCGCAAGCAAGAGCTACTGGCGGAAGATTGGGCCGCTAGGGGTATGCAAGTACTGCCTCCTGTATCCACTTATGCAGAAGTAGACGAAACAGTGTCGCAGCTTGCTATTATTGCGCGCGGGCAAAGGATAGACAGATTATGACTGATAATATGGATAGATTACGTGATGCCGCCAATGCGGTTGCCTATGACAGCATGCGCAACGAAGGCATGACTCTGCGCGACTGGTTCGCGGGGCAGGCTTTGGCTGGATTAGCAACCAAAACCCCCACCATTCGTAACCCGGTAGATAAGTATCGCTATAGCGCTGTTGCCGTGGGCGCCTACTATTACGCTGACGCAATGATCGCCGAACGCGAGAGGGAGAAGAAGCCATGAAATATCGTATTCGCATGAGTGGTGGCTACTGGTACGTTATCGTGTATAACGCAAACGGGGCCGAAGTGCCAGAAGAAAGCAGTAAACCTTTTAAAGCTATTAGCCAAGCGTACGACTACGCTGCTAGGCTTGGGTATGAAGATTGGGACAAACTACAGTGATTAGTCTTCTCGATCCTATTAATATGAAGCCGCCTGTGGACGATAGGTACAAGCTCGCCACTGGTGATCGTATGCGCGACTACCAAGTACGAGCTGCGCATAAGCTGTTTACCGGCGAACGGCGCACCGACCCCGCCACTGGCAAAAAGGTGGACAAAGAGCCTAGGGACGGGGTAGCGGTGCATATTGACCCCGGCCTAGGTAAAACTATCATAGCGCTTACAGCGATAGTCGAGTGGTTCCGTTTCGGTATTGTCACTAATCCAGTACTGGTAGTAGCGCCCATTAAGGTGTGCGAAACTGTTTGGAGGCAAGAGGCGCGCGAATGGTCACATACGCAGCACCTTACGTTTTCTCTTATACGCGGTACGGAAAAGGAAAGAGCCTTTGCGCTTGCTCGCCCTGCGCACGTACACCTAGTAAACCCCGAAATGCTGCCGTGGTTGCAAAAGCAGTTGCGGTACAATTGGGGCAAATACGACGCACTTATCATAGACGAGAGCAGTGCCTTTAAAGATAACCGTACCAAACGCTTCCGAGTGCTAACTAACTACGGTACACGGGAGACGGTCAAAGGTCCGGATGGCAAATCCGTACTCGATCCGCTTACAGGATTGCGCACCATCATCGGGCCACACCGCTTTAAACGCTCCGGCATATTGACAGGCACGCCGTCCCCCGGTGGCTTACAAAACCTGTGGGCACCATTCTACATGATAGATCATGGGGCTAGACTGCACAAACACTTCGATACTTTCCAAGGGCGCTTCTTTCACAAAGAAAGAGACATTGCACCGCACGTAGCCAAGTTCTCACTCAACCCAGAAGAGGACGAATTGCGCCCTGAATGGCAAGTACGCTTAGGCGGAGCGGAGCGCATACATGAACTTATAGCGGACAACACTGTAGAGCTTAACGCTGCCGACTACGGGGTACTTCCGCAACAGTTGCCGCCTGTAAAACACTACATACAGTTGCCAGAACAGCTGCGCGCCCATTACCGTCAGCTAGAGCGGGAAGCTGTATTTGAAATGCTTAGCAACCCTATCATCGCGGCCAATGGCGGCGCTAAGTCGGGCTTGTGCTGGCAGATATGCAATGGCGCTGTGTACAGTACTGATGACTACGGCAAGAAAACGTGGACGGAAGTACACACCGAAAAGATCGACAAGCTTGTGCAGTTAGTAGACGAGCTAGATCAGCACTGCCTTATACCGTACCACTATAACCATGACTTAGAACGCATCGTGGCGCGGTTCAAGAAAGAAGGTATACCGTACGCGGTAATAAAAGGAAAGAACAGTGAAAGCATTATTGATAGATGGAACGCTGGCGGTATTCCTAATCTTCTTATTCACCCTCAATCTGCTGGTCATGGCCTTAATCTACAGTTCGGCGGTCATACTCTTTTATGGTTCAGTACTATCTGGAGCCTTGAGCGCTATCTACAAACAAACGCAAGACTTGCGCGCAGCGGGCAAAAGAATATAGTTGGTATTCACGTTATTATGGCGGAGAATACTACCGACGAGATACGCTACGCTTCATGGTTCGAGCGCGGGGCAGATCAAGAGCGCTTCCGCCGTGCTACACTTGAGTATCAAAAGCAGATGGGTATAGACCTGTCTAATATGCCGCTACTGCCGACTATTAACCCATTTGCGGGGATAGACCTATGACGCCTACATATTCGTTTCGGGAGTTTATCGAGCTATACGATAGCGGTGAGATACAAAACGATGCTAGCTGGCGCGCTTATGACATTGGCGCTATGTCTAGCAACACACACGTAAGAGCAGCTTTAAAGGTACTGCGCTATCGTGTGTCAAAAGAGCTTGAGCTATCTTGCGCGCGTATAGCCGCAGACTACCAGATAGCCACCCCTATGCGTGCCAATTATTTACTTGGGCTTTGGTACGTATGGCGAAGTATAGCCCAAGGCCAACGTACACGTAAACTCTTACCAAGGATTAACGTCAATGACACCGGACTACGAGACACACGCTAGATTGCATTTTAACATGCTGGAAGCAATACGGGAAGAGCTTATGCACCTTAACCCGTCGCATCAGCATGCAATTACATTTATGCTAGATAAGATTGCCAAGCTGCTTAGCGGTGATCCCAACAACGAAAAGCTGTGGAGTGATATTGCGGGTTATGCAGAGCTTGGCAGTACTAAGTGCGAAGACCCGCGCCAAATGCTTATGGAGCTACCGGAGCCGGACTTTGCGGGCAGTCGTGTTCACAGACACATGCCCACTGCGAGTCGTACTTCTTAATAGCCGCGACGGTTTCAGGACTGTCTTTAACGCTATCGTACGCAATGGGCTGCGCAATCAAACAGTAGTCACTTACGGGACCTGTCGAAACGGTTTTGCAAGCGCTCGTCGCGCACAGGGTCAGGAGTACTAATAGCGTCTTGTGCAGCCTTGACATTGTTTTGTACCTCTTCTGCCTGTTTGGCCGATTGTTCGGCCTTGCCCGCATCTATTAGCCGACCGTCTCCGAGATACCTAAAGAACTCGGAGACGGCGCTAAACAGGCTCTTGAGAAAGCCTATCAGCATATCAGCTAGTCGGCTTGTTAGTGCGGATCGACCATGCGGCAACGGCAATAGTACCGATGGCAGTAGCAATAACCGCCGCCTGATCCCCGCCGATGTAGCCCTTGCCAGCAAGGAAGCCAAGCACCGCAGTTGCTACGGCGCGCACTACACCGCCAAATTGCTCACCCGTCATTGTATTCTCCTATAGCTTGCCACCTTTTTGGAAGTATGAAAGGTCGTGGCCCCCTGTCATCTGGAAGTGGGGCATTTCTTTAAAGTGCTTCCACTCGTATGCCCACTCGAAGCCATGCTTCTTGAATATAGCCGCAATCTTCGCCCAGTTAGGCGATGTGCCCGCAAAGTCCGGTTTGCCGTGTACAATCGGGTACAGGTCAAGCGCAACGCCGAACTGGTGAAAGCTCTTACCCGCCTTAGCGTTCGTAACGATAGGACCCGGCTTGGTACGGCCCTGCGCGTATAGCGCGTCCTGCTCTTCGTTGGAGCGGCGCGTACACGTTACCAGCAAGTCAAGCCCTTCACGCTCGCACTCGTCAGTAGCAGCTTTCGCCGCGATGTATGCCTTGTCCTGTAGATCAGTCAGTAGTCTTGTCATTGCTGCCTCCTTTAAAGCGATCAGCCCAAGCTGCAAACACGGTATCAATTCCGTATGGGCCTAAGTACCCGAAGAATATAGCCAGTGATATTTTGGCCTCATGCGGCAAGTTAAGCCACGTAGCCAAGCCTAGCGCCATCCAACCAGTTCCGAGCGCTACAGGAACGTCCAGTATTATGGCCCAGCTAAATGGCTTAGGTACACCAGATTTAGCTTGTTTTGACAAGTACATGATGCGGCCAAGCAATCCTGCGCCGCCCGATGCAGCCCAAGGCATAAAGTCTCCAATTCCGTTTACGTCTGCCATTATGGCCCCCTATTTAATACCTACGACTATGCCTGCGTTAGCATCACTAACGCCGCCTCCAATAGTGCAAGTTCTCGTCCCCGTGGCTCCAGCGGGTACTTGCTGTGCAAACGTACTCAACATCTGATTTCCGCCCGCATTGGTTCGCGCTACTAGCGTCATACCCGATGGGGTAGAGTGCGTAGAAGCGCCAAGCCTACTAAGGAAGCTGGCAATAACACAACCTCCCGCAGAGGTTATCCCAGTAGCGGCTAGCGCCCCGTCAGCGGCTGTAGCGACAATACTACCGGCAGCATCAAACAACCCATTAGAAAACCGCAGTATATGTACTGAACTATTTGTGGCCGCTGATGAAGTAAATGTGTATGTTGCCGGTTCCGAAGCACCTGCTACTAGGTAAGCCACTCTCAAGTTAGGCGAAGCGCCTTGGTCTGCTGGCTCCGTAAACCCAGTGCCACCCGTCCACGTTATAGCCGCTCCAGTATTAGAGCCACCCATAATAGCTACTAGGATATCACCAGCTACAGTACCAGCGGGCTTATTACATACGTGTGACGTAGCGCCCGCTGGAGTAGCAGTAGCGACGCCCACAAATTTACCCAGCCCCGCGCCGGATAGCATAGCCATTATATTAGACGACATTAGGTTAGGCCCCCGCCGGAAATCAGCCACTTGTTAGTAGCCAATTTAAGTAGAGTGGCGGAGCCGCCATTTGCCAAAGTACGGGTGCCCGTAGCCGCTGATGGCGACCACATTAAAGTCACAGAAGCGGCCTGCGTTATAGTCATATTGCCGCCTATGTCATTGACAACTACTATAGTAGAGCCGACAGGGAAGGCCACTGTAGCGTTAGCCGGAACTGTGTAGTCGCTAGCAGTACCAGTGCAGTATATATGTTTATTGCGGTGGGTGAGCGCTGCCGTTAAACTACCCGCCGAGTGCGATACTTGCGGTATATCCTTGTACCCGTACTCGTTACCCGCGTTATCTGTCAGCACACCGGCACTGGTGAGCTTTAAATGTGTCGTTCCGTTAAAGTTGACACGCCAATCCGTAACCGAACTACCATGGTTGATACTGTGGAACGGCGATCCAGAGTTGTCGTTAAGCGCATCATCATAAAAGCTATTGGCGACCGAACCGAAAGCGCTAAACTGCGCAATAGCTGATGCACCACTAGTAGTATTGCCGACGCCTACTTGTGTAGTTGCGTTTTGCGCCTTAGTGAACACACCGCGCCAAGTACGGCTAAAGTCGCCGCCAGTAGAGCCAACAGCTACGTTGCCGGAAGCGTCTATACGTACTACTTGAGCGTTATTAGTGTAAATATCCATGGGGATATTCATGGCCGTACCGATGTTGTACACCGTGCTATTGGAGCCGGTATGCTTATCGTTAAACGCACCACTATCGGTACTTAGTATTTCTATATAATTTGCCGCTGTCCCGATATTTGATTGCGAACTACCGGAAGTGCCAAAGGTAGACAGTTTACCAGTCTTGGAGATAGCGAAGCGCTGCACCGGAGTAGTAAGTAGGCCCTTGTCCGTAGTGAATACCCGAAGGTTGTCTACGTTCTGGTCTACTTCAAAATCTACTGTGGCGTTAGTCGCACCGCGAAACTTAATCTCGCCGCCCTCGTTAGCGTTATCAATAGCGCCTAGGTCAAGCAAGCCGTATACTTTGACGCCAGCGCTCATTGCCTCTAAACGGCTTACCCCGGAAGCTACTAGCGATGGCCTGCCGGAAGCGGCCAGATATAGACCCGAAGCACTATCAGTATTGAAGCGAAGTGCAGGCGTACCTACAACGCCATCCGCAAGATTATAGATACTATTGTTGCCCATGTTGAGGTTGCCAGTGTACGCAACCACACCGCTACGCAATACTACTTGGTTAAGCGCAGTAGCAATGCCATCAAACTCCCCGTCCATGCGGGACGCAGTAATTTTAATAGCTGCGTTCTTGTCATTCACCCAGTTGTATATACGGGTAAAGTTACCTGCGCCATCATAGGCCATTTAAACTACTCCTGTACATTTCCGCCAACCGTGCCACCTGCACGGCCAGCATAGCGGCCTATACGTTTGTCCTGCGCACGGCGCTTAGCGTAGTGGGCCTTAGACGCTGCCACCTTAGCGGGCAAGCCCTCGCCACGGCCCATAAGCGCCCGTGCAAGCTCTTCCCGCGCTCTAGGCCCCATACCCCGGTTAAGCTGATCTAGCTTCGCTATGGCGTTCGCAGCCGCCCCCGTAGGCCCGCCAAACGAACCGCCCTTAACCATGGCCGTGCCCAGTTGCGCCGCAGCGTGCCCCTCGTCGAGATTTCCGGCTTGCCCAAGCGCGTTAGTAGCTGACTGCTTCCCGCGCGCAAGCATCCTATCAGTACCCATGCCGCGTATTTCACGGCGTATAAAGCGGTCGAACAGGTTAAACTCTTTCGTACCGCCCATTACTTGCACCATTACTGCGCGCTTTTCTGGCGTACTGGATAGGCTACGCATAGTAGCTATAGGGTTGTCAGTATGTAGCAGCGCGTCGATCATGCCTAAGCGATGCTCGTCAAGATTAGATGACGACTTTAAAGTATCCATTAGCTCACGCGGGCCATTGACGGTGCGCATTTGTTTCAGGAAACCCTGACCCTTAACCAAGGAGTCCGCTTTTTGAAACAAGTTGCGCTGGTTAGCTACAATATGCTCGTAGCCCGGAGCCGCGTCAGTGATTACTTTTTTAAGGTCGGACAAGTGGCGCGACAGCCCGGCGGCAAGAGTAGTATTGCCTTTATTCATAGCTTCACCAATAGCGCCATTAAACTCCCTTTTGAGGTAGTCAAATACACGAAGGGTTGGTATAAGCTTAGGCTCGCCAGTACCGACACCACGTTGTAGCGTCTGCAAGTTTTCGCCAAAACGCTGCGCCGTAACGTACGCTTTTTCGAGAAGCCTACTAGCGTCGGGGCTATCTTTAAAGAACTTCTCTAGTTCCGGCGTATTAGGTACGTGAGTATCCATGACGCCGCCCGGTGAGTAGTCGATAGCGCCAGCACCTTTACGAGTAGCGTTTACCGTATTAGTAGCCGCATACGCATCGTCGCCTACATTCGACAGACTACGCAACTTGGCATGGAAGCGGTCAAGTATACCAAGTGAACGGTCTTCCGCCTTAGTAACCAACTCGTTAGCAGCCGGATTGCCCGGTTCGCGCGCAAGGTGGCCAGCTACGTTATTCATTTCGGGCGACAGGTCGGCAAGCATAGGCTCGTTACCGCGCGCGGCGCTTACATTCATTTCACGCACAGCACTTTCAGGCGAGTACACGGGACCTTTACCAGTAGGGCCGGAGTGCGCGCGACTAAGCAAGTCGGCTATCTTGCGATAGGCTACATTGCTAGCGTTACTGGCTGCGCGATCCCCAATTACTTGTGCTATGTGGCTACCGGCCCTAGCTGCGCCACCTAGCATACCGCCCAAGGCCCCGCCGCCCGCAGCACCCGCCATCATAGCTTCTGGGAGTTGGGATATGTCACCTTTATCGACTGTAGCGCCCGCTGCGTTTAAAGCGCCCATATTAGCGCCAGTACGTATAGCTACTCCGACTGGGGTACTAGCAGCCTTAGCGACTACTCTTCCTACTTTAGTAGCAGCGGCAGCTTTTGCGGCGTTAGGGGTCAGTCTGGCCAGACCTGTAGCCTCGCCCACCGGAACTATCATTGACCCGGCAAATTCAGCGGCTCCCGTACGTATCGGGTGGTCGCCGTAATCCTTGTTGGCCAGCAAGTGCGCGGCTTCTTGATTGCGAGTGTACTCGTCGCGGAAATTCTTGCCGCCAAGCGAAGCTATACCGGCGCTAATGGCAGATTGCACGGGGTCCTTTAAATACATCGAAGCGCCACGCTGAACCGCACGCGCCATATCCCCGGTAGCGCCATTGGCGAAAGGTACAAGGCTTTTTGTCAAATCGCTCGCTTGCGCCATGTTTGCAGCGCGGCGCTGTATATCTGCTGCTCTCGGATCAGGTGCAGCGGGGCGGGCAGTTAGCGTAGGGCGGGCAGGCGCTGCATAACGGGCGCGTACTTGCGCCTTAACTTCCGGGGAAGTTCCGGGGGCAAAATCTACAAGTTGCCCGTTAGGCATACGCTCCGTAGCCATTACTTTATGACCCTACCTTGCGCATCTACACGAATAACGCCTACCGGCGCACCGCTCGA